AAACTGATTGTGCCGCGCCTGTAAGCTGGTGGGCTTCATCGAGAATTATTACTCGATTCTTTCCATTAGGCATTGTTCTGATAGATGATTCAATTGCCCTGGCATCGTCAATAGTCCTTAGATTAGCACAATTTATTTCTTGTACATCCCAGCTAGTAGCATCAAGCATAGTTGCCAATATTCTAGCTGATGAAGTCTTTCCACATCCTTTAGGGCCACTGAATAAAAATGTATGAGAATGGTTTTTCTTCTTTAGAGAGTTTTGCAAAGCCTTTATCTGGGCTTCATTGCCTACCATATCCCCGAAGGATTCTGGTCTGTACTTGGTATAAAATGTCAATGTATTTTCTCCTTATCTATATTATACATCATCTTTAATAATTTTTGATTCTTTTTCTAACAATATTTTTACAAGCTCTAATAGATTTTCTATATGTTTTGTACTTGCTCCGAGCTTCTTGCCCTTGACACAATTTTCTGCCCATTCAATTGATTCTTCAATATAATCAGGAATACCCATTAGCGATTATCCCCAGTACCTTTTATATTGCCTTTTTTCTTGCGTTCTTTCAATTTATTAAGATTCATTTCAGCTATATATGATAATGGAAATTTTAATTCTTTAGCCAATTCGGAAATATACCATAAACAATCTCCAAGTTCATAAGCAATATCAATTCGCACTTGTTCATTTAGTTCATAATCACCACGTAGTATTTTTTTTATTTTATTAGCAACTTCCCCGGCTTCACCAGATATCCCTAATCCTAAATAGCTTAATATATTTTGAATATTATACCTTGGATATTCAGCAGTTTTGTTTGTTTCTACTTGATACTCATCAAACGTCATCTAATACCCTCCCTTGATTATTCTATCTAGTATCTTTTTAGCATATTGTTTTCTAACTTTTATATTGTTAGTCTCTGACCATGTTTTATATAGATGCTCACCCTCGATGCAATTATCATTCAAAGGACATCCAGGGCAATTCCTTGTTCCATCATGCAAATTATATACAGCGCAACATGGACACCAATAATATAATTGCTTGATTATTGAATATAACCTTTTAGGCAATTTCCATTTATAATCAATTTCAGGGAACAGATACAAGAATCCCCACATGGTAATGCCTAGATAATAGGCTTGCTCTTTAGATATTTTTAGATAAGCCATTTAGCTTATTTATCTTTCTATTGAGATAAAACTGTGCCTTCTTCAAATCCTCTAATTCATTTCCTTTATGTTTTGCTCTAGCTAGATATTTTACAACTTGCCAAATCAATGGATCATTAGGAAACCATTCATCTAATACTTCTATTACTTCATATTTTGTCATATTGTAATGTTTAGGATGATCTATCATACTGTTGTTTTCCATGTTTTCCCCTTTCTTATTTTCCAAATTGATTGCCTACTTACTTTATATTTGTTTGCTAGATCAATACTACTTTCTGTGCTATTTTTTATTGTATCTACTTGTTCATTTGTTAATTTGTGTGCTCTGCATTGTTCTCCTCCAAGATTGATAAATTTGTAGGCATTACCAGAATTAATAGTATCTTTCCAATTGTCATTTGGGGTGCCAGCATAAATATGATTAGGATTAACACATAATGGATTATTGCATTTATGACATATGAATAAGTTTTTTGGAATCTCCCCATAATGAATCATGTACGATAATCTATGAGCTTTAATTGGTGATCTATTAAATCCTATACTAAGTTGCCCGTAACCGCCATGCAACATTGTACTTCCCTGCCATTCCCAGCATTCGTCTTTTTTACCTTTATTAGTATATTTCCAAAAACGATCAATTATAGAATGTTTATTCTTTTTAATTGAATTTTGAATAAGTTTATTTAATTCTGAAAAAGATAAATCTGGTTCAAAATTTAACTCTGTCATTCTACTTCTCCTAAATCAAATATTTCTGGAATTGTTTTTTTACAATAACTATATAATGGAATCATTAAATCTCGCATCTGAGGATGGGCATTTTTACTTATTGCACGTAATTGAAAAATATGTTTCCATTCCCTGAAATTGGCAGTAACAACTATTTCTGTTTTTAATGAGTTAGGTAATACCGATCTAGCTTGTTGTGGTGATTCTTTATTATCTATCAGCATTAAATAATATTTTTCAGCTTCTATCATAGCAGTTTGCCAAATAATGAATCTATTTTTATCTTCCATCCCAATTGGTTTAATAAAGGTTAATTGATTATCAAACTTGTCTTTGGAATAATTGCAATACCTTGTGCTCTCTTGAGTAAAAGAACAAAGCCTATGTCTAACTATTTCATGTGAAACTCCGCGATCAGTAATGAACTTTACAGACATTATAGAATGTTCCAATACTGCTTCATGGTTTCTATCATTAAGCATTTTAACAAATTGCTTTGCAGAATCATCTGTTATTTTGTTTTCTGATTTATAAGCAGTTCGTCCAGCCTTTTCAATAATACTAATTTGATTTTCTGGAAAAAACAAGATTTCATAAGACTGATTGATAGTTTTCATTTTCCCCCCAATAACCCAATCGTTTTCATGGAACTCCAATTCCCGTTTACTTCACTTATCTTTTTTTCTACAAATAATGGGATTATTAGCCATTCCCATTTTTCCCTTATTTTTTGCGTTCCATAATCCCATACGATATGATCTATATATTCTTCCTCCTCTGGATAGATATTAGGAATAATAGAATCATGTATTTCCAATAATATTCTACTTTTCATTTTATTCTTTATCAATTTATGCGATACCTGTTGCAATGTCCATAATTTGCAATGACTCGCGGTTCCTTGTACTCGATAATTAATAACCTGATTTCTACTCATTGGGGCATAGCAACGGAATCCCGTATATAAATCTATATATCCCTTCTTCTCATAATCAGCTAATGTCTTGTTCATCCATTCATAGCCAACAGGGAATTGATCTTGCCAGAACCAATCTTCAACTTCATGTATATGTTCTCGAAAATCATTTAATGTCTTTATTCCTTCACTTTTCAAATGATCCTTAGTTTCCTTTTCACAATCCCATAGATTAACTGCTGTATTTTTCCAATAAGATCCATAGACAGTAGGAAACACAAAACCATTCTTTCCTAAGAACCTGTCATTCTTGGAAACATCTTTTTTATCTTTTATGTATATTTTTGCTGCCATATCTCTATGCATATCATTATTAGGATTTTCTATATATTCAATCCATTTAGGATCATGATTATAGCACGCAATTACTGCCGCCTCCATAGCTTTGTAATCGTATTCACCTAGTTTACAATTCCTATTCGGAACAAAGCATTTCCTGATTATGTTCATTACCATTTCATCGCGAGCGGGAATATTTTGCAAGTTCGGATCAGAACAGCTCGATCTATATGTCCCTACATTTTCTAGTCGAATAGATGCGTGGATTTTATTATCAACATTTTCCCTGGCTAATGATGTTAAATACGTATCCTTTACCTTTTTCCATTTACGCCATTCAAGCACATTCTTGACCAACGGCATTTTATATTTCTGTAAAGTATCAACATCCATCTTTGCTTTGCCAGTAACAGTTTTATTCTTATCTGATAATTTGTAATCAAGCTTGTCAAATAATAGATATGCTAAATCCCCTGATGCTGAAAATCTAAATGGATTGCTTTTATCCCATAATTTCATTTCTTTCATGTTCATAGTATCACGTTCAATAGTTTTCATTTTAGTATTTATTTCTTCAAATGATTCTTTTGCCTGTTCAGAATCAAATGGGAATCCTTCAACTTCTACTCTAGCTAAATCCAATGATGCTTCTGTAAAAAATTTTGCTCCGATGCTTGTATGTTCATCTAATTCTTTCAATTGTTTCTTATATAGCAGATACGTGAATAATGAATCTAATCCGCCATATAATAGTAAATCATTCAATGGTGCTTTATCAATTCTATTGAAAGCATTAGCACCATATTTTTTCTCTTCAATAGAATCAGGCTTCAAATAATTTTCTATTGATTCCTCATATCCGCCTACATTAAAATAGTGCTTGGTTAATGGCTTCAATCCTACCTTGCCACGATTGTCTATCACATGAGCATTTATCATGGTGCAAGCAATAATATTTTTAGGCCAATAGCCTATAATAACTTTTGTCCATATAGATTCAAACTTGGCATTATGGCATATTTTATTAGGAAATAGCATAGCGGTTTTCCATGTTAATCTAAAATCATCATCATCGAAAAATGGAAATGAAAATGCTTCCTTGTCATTGCTTAGTGAAGCTGAAAATATCCTATGTCCTTTCCTATATGGCTTTTTTCCTGTAGTCTCATAATCAAAAGCAAAATCATTTTTTGAAATATATCTAATTGCATGGATGGCTTCTTTTATATCAGTGGTGATTATTACTTGATCTTTATAATAATTATATAATTCTAATTGTTCCTTTGAAAGTTCAATAACCTTTTTTGGCTTTATCGTCTCATCGCCGCGAGTGATTGATATTTCGTCAAGATCGAAAAAACCTTTAGGCATTTAATTTTTGGGTTAGTTTGTGATAAATAATAAAATATTTTAATGCTTGTTCATATTTTTCATAAGGACCAAAAATATCATTCCCTATTTGTAATAATTGTTCCCTATGTTTTTTATCAAACCAATACCATTTACCATTTTCTAAATATGGATTTTTCAATTATTACTTTCCTTTTAGTATAAATATTCCAACACGGCAATAAAAACATATTCCTTTATTAAAGGCATCAATTCTGCAATCATCTAAAATAGCAATTTCACTTTGACAATTATTACAGACATAGTGTATTTGTTTTCTACTATATCTAGTATGAATTATTGGATCATAATTAAATTTAGAAGTTTTCATTGACCTGTATAAGGACTCATTTTGGATGCTGCTTCAGCTCCGTATCTAGCTATACGCGCTTTCATAGCAGATTTAGATATTTTTATTTTTTTGTTTTTAGGGCCACCAATATTCTTATTGCTTCCTTTTCTACCAATTTGTTTTTCTTTATCCCCCATTATACCCGTTTTGTTTGTAAAATCCGTCATTGTGTTTTTTTGACCTTTCTTTCTTCCGCTGCCTGGTCCACCCATTTTATTTCTCCTTTTTAATAGCTAAGATATTATCAAGATGAATACAAAAATCTTCTTTTCCGCAAAACCAACGATATTCACGCTTTACCTGTTCAATCATTTCAAATTCTATCTGCTTCTTAAAATTATCCAAATCAATATATTCCATTTTATATCTCCTTAACAGAAACGATCTTGTAAGGAGATCCGCCGCAAGGCTTAGAAACTACCTGATTGATATGAAACTGAATATCGGTTTTCTCAGTATAAGTAAGGCCCTCCAGAAGTCCACCGATAAAAAGCTTAACAATCTCGTATTTCATATCTTCCTCCTATCAATCAACCTTAATAATAGTATATCATATAATAGAAAAATTAAAACAATAAAAGGATTATTTTTTAATAGATTTATAGTATAAACTACTATACAAATATTAAGTAAAATCTATTCCCCTCCATCAAATGTCGATATTAACTGGATTCCAAACTCCGAAACAAAAATAACGCGCGTTCTAGTTTTTTCATTCACTATAGTATTTTTCAAATAGAAACTCTTACTATACTTTATCCCGCTTTCAATCATGTTATAATCCACGAAAATGCTGATTGGATCAAATTCTTTTTTGAATGGCTTTTCCCATGGAACATTTTCTGTATATTTTCCGCTTGGCCGTTGACTGAATACCTCGATAAAATCTTTAGTAAATGTCAATTTAACAGTATCGAAACTTTCAATATTTGTGCTTAATGCTGCTGCCCTATTCACTGCATCAATAAGTTTATTTGGTAATTCATTAGATATATCACCTTTTTCCTTTGCATGGGTAGTGACCAATGTATTGATCTTATCAAATGGGTAATTATCCTGAACCAATCTTTTGCAACTAAATACCGTCTTATCCTCAGTGATGAAATGAACCCATGAATCACTTACATAATACTTTTTAGGATTTGATAATTTAAGCAATTCAGTAACTGCATCGTTATTGATCCAGAAACTATTTACAAACGCTTCATTCAACCCATACCAATTTATCTTTAGTTCATCAGCAGATACCATTACTTGCTCATTGCAGAATAATCCTGATAATTTGGATTTAGATGAAAAATTACACAATTGCATTCCCTCGAAAAACCGTTCTGGAATTGGGGTAAACTTTTTAGAATCAATCTTTATTCCCTGGATACGTTCAATCAGGTTATTTTCTAGCAATGTGATTTCTGCCCGGGCATTTTCTGACTTGATGATCCACATATCATTTTTAGGAATGATCGTAATGGTATCACCTTCATAGCGGGAAATCAAATCATAAAAATCCTTTGCCTTGATAGCGGCAGAAATGTTCTCACCAGCCTTATTGGTGATTGGAAAATGTACAGATACGGATATTGCATCATTATAGGTATAGATATACCCATTATGAAAAATATAAGTATCCGCACCTTGCAAAATGGTATTGGAACTTTCGACTCCAGGCATTGCCTTTTTCATTGCAGTAAGAAAATCTGACTTGGAAATGTTCAATGTTTTCTCCTTAATATATTATATATCATCTTTAATCATTTTCATTAAATAATGATTGCCCAATTAATGACATTCCCTTTTTGGCATTGGCATTTTTTAGATTGCCTACAGCTTGATTATAATAGCTTTCCTTCAATTCAATACCTAAAAATTTCCTTTCCTGCAATAATGCTACATACCCAGTAGAGCCAATTCCTGTAAATGGATCAAGAATCAAATCACCTGGATTAGTCCACAATTGTATCGCTCGCTCAATAACCTGTAATTGCAATGGACAAATATGCTTTTCATCCTTATCTTCCCTTGCCGATGCTTTCTGCAAAGTATTTGAAGGATTGATATCAAACCAAACTGGACTAGCATAATTTTGCCAAACTTCAACGGGAAAGGTTTCATTGGTATGTTTTACTGGGATAGGGTTATCTCCGGGCTTCCGCATAGTAATTAAATAATCTGGTATCCCTTGCGAGCATCTAGTAGAATCTTTTTTAATTTGTTTATGTAGTAATGTAAGTGATTTTGTTCTTTGCATTGCTACCACCGGATCTTTCCAAATACAAACTTCAGAATGAAAAATCCATCCGGCATCAATAAACATTTGAATTAGTATCCCCCGGAAATCTCTCAATCCGATAAATCCTTCTCTACTTTTGCTTATTTGTAAATTGGCACAATGAAACGATAAGAGCCTTCCAGGTTTTGTAACTCGTAATAGTTCAACAATTAAGAATTTGAAGTGCTTTGTAAATTCCTTCATATCCTTGCAATTGCCCATATCCCTAATTGAATTACTGTATGTATAAAGCGAGGCGAAGGGTGGAGAAAATATAGAATAATCTATTGAATCTGATTTTATCTCTTTTGACTTTTCTACACAATCGCCTAATACCATATTCCAATCTTTGCCCATATCCTTTCCTTCCTTATATTCATCTTTTACATTTTCAGTTTTGAAAACATCCTGATATAATTTCATATGTTTCAACATGCCATTTTGCATTGCAATCGCTGCTTTTTCTTTTCTCATTAAATTCTGTAAAATAGGCCCTTCAATATCTGCATAAATAAAATATACATTTACTTCTTGATCTTGTCCGAATCGCCATTCTCTTCTAATTGCTTGATATGTCAATTCATAACTATGATCGGTAAACACAAACACCATATTATGACAATTCTGGAGATTAAGCCCGAATGCCCCGATTTTTTTCTTGGTGATTAAAACCCGATACTTTCCATCAATGAATCCATTTAACCTTTCTTCCTTATCTTCAATAGTATCTTTGCCCGCTACCTGAATCGCCCCATTAATAGCTTTTTCCAGTAAATCGCCCTCGGTATTTAATCCACACCATACTATCCATTGTTCTTTAGAATTATTAACCAATTCAGCACATTTTTCTATCCTATCTTTCATCGTCTCGCGTTTTACTTGCCGTTGATCTTCAAGAGTAGAAGCTTGATAGGAAAATAAAGCGCTTGATATTCCATTCAGTTTAATAGTAGTGGGAATAATAATCTGTTTAGTATTCAGTTTTGGTAAATCATACCCTTCATCTGAAAAACCAATATCTGAAGGCTTTCTAATCATTACCGCCCATGAACATATCCATTTCCAAAAATCATTTTCAGCATGGCCTTTCAATGTCCATTTAGAAGTTTCTCCACCATCATGATAAAAATATTTAGAAAGCATTTCCATATACGTCATAATGCCTAGAAATTCAGCATGGTTTCCTAGTTCCATATAATCATTAGGGGATGGGGTAGCAGTACAAGCTAATTTATATTTTACCGGATTGAATTTACTGATAATCAAGTTTCTAGTTTTTCCATCGAAAGATTTTATTATGGAACTTTCATCAATAGCAATACCGATAAAATCATCAGGATTAAACTTGTCTAGCATTTCATAATTAGTAATTGTTATTTTGTCTTTTATAGAACCATCTCTTGATTGTTCAGTATGAGGAACATGAAACTTTTTGCTTTCCCGCATTTCTTGATATGAAACTGATAATGGAGTGACAATCAAAACATTTTCATTAGTCTTATTTACTATTGCATCTGCCCATGCAAGCTCAATTAATGTTTTGCCAAGGCCACAATCTGCAAATACAGCGGATCGGCCTTTTTGTAGACTCCATTCTGTAATGGCTTTTTGAAACGGGAATAGGTATTTATTTAATTTATCAGGAGTAAATCCTACGCCTTGGAATTCAATGCTTTTTGATTTTAGGAATTCGTTATAATCGTTTTTCAAACATTAGTCCTTAATCATTGATAGTATTTCATTTTTTGCAAGGGCATAAAATTTCATAATCGTGTCTTTTCTGTATGATCCTATTTTTTTATTTTTTGCTAAAATAGTCATATATGTTATTCCAAAAGCATCAGTTCTAAATGGATCACCGGCCCCAGAATATTCACTCAATTTTCTTAGCATAATCTGAGTATTATCATTCATCCCAACCCCAGCAACTAATGCGTTGTATTGATTCGACCAATCAATATTATTACAAACATAAGCTATAAATAACGCAGCACGAACTGGAGCACTAGAGGCACATTTTATTGTTTTATTACTTAGGCTTTGCAACCAAGTAATTGAATCTATCGGTAGTTGCTCATGTAAATTAGATATAGCTATTTCACGACGATCCTTACTATCGATAAATCTTTCATTTATATATGATAATACTTGTACAGTTTTTGGAGTAATATTTGTGATATCAGTTACATTTCTTGTTCCACCTGTATCAAATGGATTCATTAAAGCTGTTGTATTTTCATTATAATAAGCAACAATAAAATCACAAGGAATTTTTGATTTAACTATAGCGGATAGTCTGTTTTGTCCATCAATAACACTACCAGATGAATCAAAAGAAATATTTTGTATTGTTTGCCATCTTCCCTTTTCCATGTCATAAGCATATTTATTAACTAATCCAGGCCGAATATTTCTATTGATCTTGTTGTTTTTTAGAAATTCTTCTGCCATTTTCGGCGTTATCTTCATTACTTTTAGTTCTTTAACGGTCAACTTCTGGAAACTACTCATTTACTTTTCTCTCCTTAAAATAATTTACTTATCCTTATTATATATCATTAAACTAAATTTTTCTCTTATATTTTGCACTTTCTTCAACTTTATTATACCCAATGACTTCTTTCCTCATCCTTGAATCTATACATGGCCTACCTAAATCCAGGCATTGCAATACCACGGCCTGATCCGCTATATGCCTGCCCTCCCTAACCTCCATCATTCCCAGCCTAATTATATTGTTATGATTTTCCTTATCAGTGGCATTCAAGCTTACTGCCAAAGTAACATGGTTTATTTTCCTTATATCCTCTGATGCCTGTGAAGTCTTTATATCAGAATCAAATGTTTTCTTTTCTGTATGGCTTGCAGTTATTATTGCTATATTCCGTTCATTGGCAAAATCCCGCAATCCTTTCCATATCTTATTTATCCTGTCCCTGTTATCTGTATATTTTCCTCCTGCCTCCATATAATCAGCATAGTCAATAATGATAGTATCAGGAACAAAGTTTTCATAATAATATAAATTATCACAAACACTTTCTATCATTTGCACGGTGGCGGATACCATTGGGATTATCTTTATCCTGCCTTTCCTGTATAAGCGCCTTAACTTCTTTTGCATATCTTCAATTGTTTCTAAATTGGTTCCTTCCATTTCCTTTTCATCTTGCTCTATGGTAAAAAGGCCATTTTCTGTTTCCTCGAAATGTGCTGAATGGATTGTGCGTTTATATAATGGTTGCCCTGTAATAGACGGCCAGCATCGTTTTATTATTGCAGTATCATTCATCTCTAGCGGGATATAAATAATCTTATTGCTTTGACTCATTGCTATTTCTGCCATATACCAAAGCCAGAATGACTTGCCTCGCTTGGCCGGTCCAAAAAAACTCATGAAATCGCCACGACAAATAGGTGGGATGATTGCCCCCACAGCTCCAGGGAACGTGATTATTTCATTATGCTCTTTTGTCAATGCTTCTAATATCTTATTATGGTCATGGAGTAAATCAATTCCTTGACCTGTTGGCTTTTCTACACGTTTATATGAAGATATAGCACTTTCCAATTTGTCTTTATCATTAGATAATATTGCATCTTCAATTTTTTCTTTTAGTATCTCGCCTGACCTAATAGCTAGATAATGGATTGATTCTTTCAATAAAAAGTCAATATTATTTATATCTAAATACTCTTCATATTTTTTGCTTAGATTTGAAAGGAATAATTTGATAGCATCATTTGATTCATCATCATCTTTAAGCATTGCATATTTTTGTTTGTAGATATTAGTGATATCTTTTTTCGGAGCGCAAGCAAAGTTTTCAAAATATTCTTGTATCCATTGCCAGAGTAATTTTGAATAACCAAGCTTGAAATAATTTGATCTAACTATAGGTAAGATTTCCTGCAAAAACCTATCATTGGTTATACAGTTTATGAGTATTTGTAATTCCTGATCTATCTTAATAGAAGTTCGCGTCAAATGTAATCCTTAATCTTCATTGAGGCTAAAAAATTGATGCCTAGAACCGATTTTGTAACAGAAACAGTATAATCTTGCCTTAGAGCTAAACAAACCGTTCCTAGACAATATTAGCTTTTTACTATATATCATTATTTTGCAATGCCTATTACTTGTAGATTATCATTATGAATAGGGTTTTCCTTATTATCAAATACATTGTTACCATCTGTCCAACCATATAGAGTCTCACCTTCAAAAATGCAAATATATGGCTTTAATTGTTTAATCATATATTCATTGAATCTTTTATCTTTCAACAAAACCCAATATGATTTGTTACCATTATATATTCCTTCTTCTCTTTCATCTTTGATAATGCAATCTTTTTCTGGAAATTGATTAGGGAATAAAGCTAGTAATTGTTTCATTATTCAATACTCGGTTTTGGCAATAAATCTTTTATTGTTTCTAACAATTCTTTTTCTCCATACATTACAAATATCTTACTAATAATTCCTGGACCTTCAATATAACTAAAATCAGGATATTCCATTCTAATTTTATCTAAAGTAAATCTGATTGTTTTCCACCAAATCCTTCCAGCTTCAAATTGCAATTTAGCTTTCATATTTTAACCCAATAATAAGTGCTACCATTGAACTTCTTTTCAAATATCCCATATAATCTTAATGTTTCTAAATAATATCTTCCAACAAAATAAGTGGTTAATGGTATTCTAAATAATATTTTCAATCTTTCTATTTTCATCTTATATCCTTTGTCCAGATATGAAATCCTAAAATATATAAAAATCCTGCTTGCCATTTATCTTTTGAAGTAATCATTTCATTACGAAAATCAATAATGAAATATGAGAAAATAGGAAATCCAAAAATGATTATAGAAAATATATCCTTTCGCCTTCCATCCTTGATAGTGCCAAATGGATATTTCATAATTCACTTAAATTCAAAATTAGAAATTATTGTGTTTTTAGGAACATATAAAATATATTGGGAATGTCTTCCCCATCCATTTGTTCCCATATAATGTAAATATGGTTCTTCATATCCTTCATATATAGTACAATAATCAGCACGCATCTCTATTCTTTTAATTGTTCCTTGTTCATTTTTTATATATACTATAAAATAAGTAATTTCGTCGATACTTCCAAAACCAAGTACAAAATCACCTTGAATTTTTTCTTGCGTAGTAACACTAATTAAAGTATAATCATGCCATTTATTATCATAATTTGGTAAATTATTTGATTGTGCAGATACTTCAAACATTAAAAATAAAAACATAAAAAGCCCAAATACCTTTTTCATATTACCACAACCTCCCCATTGAAACTATTAGATGCCTTGATAGAAGTATCCTCAGAAACATATTTATATGCCTTTTCTATATCAATTGTCAGAATAACCTTTGAACGCTTATATGAAACAACTTTCTGTATGTAATAAATGAAAATATCCTTAG